TCGCCCTCGGCGCGCTCGAGCCGCGCCTCGGCCGCGCGCACGTCGAGCTGGCTGCAGTCGCCGTTCTCGAAGCGCTGCCTCATCAGCGCTGCCTCGTCCTTCGCCCGGTTGACCAGGATTTCGTTCACCTCGACCTGGGTGTGGTCGTCCCCGCGTACCATCTGCGCCACGGTGGCGACGGCGGCGTCGAGCCGCGTTCGATCCAGCGTCACGGGAGCCTCGTGCGGGGGAAGAACGGGAAGGCGGCGGCGGGGCCGGCGAACACGATCTCGACCGAGAGACCGACGAAACCGAAGAACGCCCCCCAGGCGACGGCGAAGACCAGGACCGGACACATCGCGCTAGACCCTCCCCGATTCGGCATCAATGTACATCAAACGCGGCCGCGCCAGAAGTCGCGCAGCTCGGCCGGCATATCGAGGCCGAGGCAGAACCGCGCGTAACTCTCGGCGAACACTTCCTCCTCGCGGTCGCGGCCGCGCGCGCCTTCGCGCCGGTGAGCCACGTTCGCCATTTCCTCGAACGCCTCCCGGGTAGCGAGGCCGAGCCGCTCGAAAGCCTCCCACGCGGCCGGATCGACCTCCTGCCCCCGGTGGCCGGCCTCGTGCAGCAGCATGTGCATGCGCTCGTCGTGCGGCCGGTCGGCGAAGGCCGGCTTGATCCCGATTTCGTCTTCGTCCGGGTCGTACCAGGAATGAAAATCGTCGTCGCCCTGCGCGACCTCGCGCACCGACGCGACCCCGTCTAGGTAGTCCAGCCGATCGTTCTCCCGCGCCGCCCCCAGGGCGCGCGCGTTGCCTTCGTCGAGCCCGCCCCCGTCGCGCGAGTCCGAGTCGGCGATCGCCAGGCGGACCTCGCGCAGCGCGCCCCGCCCCTTGGCGGTGAGCATGTCCGCGGGGAGGTCGCGCAGGTTGAACATCCACTGGTACTTGCAGCGGCAGAACACGTCCTCGCCCGGCTTGGTGACCTGGTCGGTGTAGCCGGCCGGCCCGGGGCGCACGAGCCCCTCGCGCTGCGCCCACGAGCCGCGCACGAGGAAGACCCCGCCGTCGCGTTCCTTGTGGTCCTCGCGGAAATTGTAGCCGGGCTGGCGCCAGCGCGAGCGCCAGGTCCCGGCGATCGCGCCCCCGTCGGTGGCGATGATCTCCGAGAGGTTCGAGAGGAACTTGTGCCCCTGGTCGATCGCCACCCGCCGCTCGCGGAACGGCAGCTGCGCGAGCCCCTTGCGGATGTCGCGCTTCTCCTCGCGCTTGTCGACCGCGCGGCTCCCCCCGGGGGGAATCGAGGTCGCCCACCCGCGGAAGCGGCGCAGCGTGTCGCTCACCGCCTCGCGCCGATTGAGCTTGATTAAATCGGCCGCCGCCAGGATCCGTCGGTCGAGCTCCAGGCGCAGCCGGGGCTTGACCTGCGCGAGGGTGAAGCGGTCAACGCCCTGCTCGCGGATCGCCCCGCCGCGCTCGACGTAACGGTCGTAGACCGCCTGCAATCCCTGCCTCATGCGCCGCACCATCACGTCCTCGGGGACGAGCGATTCGGCCGCCGCGCGCTCGATGCGCTCCACCCACCGCTGCACGCGCTCGGGCGAATCGTACCCGCTCGCCGACAGGTCGTTGACGGCGGCCGCGAGGACCTCTTGGAACGTCTCGGGCATGTCGGGCGTTTCAGGCGCGGAGGTCCGCCATGGGATGCTTCTCGCTGCAGTGGATCGGCCACCTGCTGGTGTGGCTCATCGTCGTCATCGCGGTCGTGACCATCGTCCGCATCCTCGTCCCCTGGCTCTTGAGCCTGGCCGGCGGAATACCCGCGCCGATCATGGCCATCATCAACGTGATCCTGTGGGCGATCATCGCCATCGCGGTCGTCTGGATCGTCGTCGACCTCTTGTCGTGCCTCACGGGCGGCGGTTCCGGGCTCAGCCTGATGCCGCCGCGCCACTAGGCGGGTTTCGTCGCCCTCCCCATGAACTGGAAAAACTTGCCGCCGATGGAAACGGTCTGAACGAGCGGCGAGCCGGGCCGAGCGTCGTCGATCGCTATCGGCCCGTTCACGTAAGCCGTGCCAGCGGGCCACAGGTTGCCCGTGATGTCGACGAACGGCGCCGTCATCACGTAGGCCTGGTCGCTCGCGAACGCGTTGCGCGGGAGCCCGTGGATCGGCGCGTTGAAGTAACCCATCAGCCCAGCGCCCTCCTCATGGAGCCCGGCCCGTCGAGGAACGTCCGGCAGAGGCCGAAGCCGAACAGGCGGTAATCGCACGTCAGCTCGTCCCCGGCGGCGAGGTCGCGCGCCGCGAGGTCGACGCCGGCGGGCCCCTCGACCAGGCTCGGCTTGTCCTCGTGGTTCATGAAGCGCGCGTCGTCGGTGCACAGCACCGGCCCGCGCTCGTGGTCGACGTGGCCGTAACGCTCGAGGAACGCGACCGCGGCGGTGGGCAGCTCGCGCAGCGCGCGCCGGTAGTCGAATGTCCGGTCGATCATCGGGTGGAAACGCCACACGGTAGCGCCCGCCGGCACACGGTCCGCCGCGAACAGGCCGAGCCCGTGGATGGAGCTCGGAGCCACGACGGCGCGCACCATCATCACGGCGCGTTGTCCCGGCCGATCAGGCGCACGACCTCGTGCGTGAGCGCCTTGCCCCGGTGGCGCGGTAGGAAGCGCGGCAGCGCCCCGTCGGCGCCGGCGCGGTCGCCGCGCCCGGGGTTCGGGGCCTCGGGCTCGCCGCCCTGTTCCTCGGCCGCGAGCTGCGGCGTCGGCGGCTGCCACGCGGCGAGCGCGTCCACGTCGATCTCCAACGGCGTCGGGACCATCATCTTGTTGGTGTTGAGCACCTCGGCGCCCCACGCGAGCAGGTTCGCCTTGTTCTCGGGATCCATGAGCGGCGCCATGACCTCGATCGTCTTTACCACCATCTCGTGGCGGACCTTCTCGGCCTCGGCCTTCTCGCTGTCCGGCTCGGTGAGCAGGTTCGGCCACTTCGCCTCGAACGAGTTGCACCACTCGTAGAACGCCTGGCGGTAGCTCTTGCCGCGGTACTGGTCGGGGTAGTCGCGCTGGAGGCTCTCGTAGAATTTCGGGGTCCAGGCCCGGTACTGCGCGATGGTGGTGAACCACGCGTAGAGCGGGGCGAGCTCCTCGCGGATGCGGTCGACGTACTTCGCGACGTACTTCGCGTCTTCCGTCCCCTCGCCGAACCCCTCGGCGAACGTCTCGGCGTTGAGGATTTTCGCCGGCATGTCGGCGGCGCTGGCGATGTTCTCCAGGATGTCCTTTCGCGCCATGCCGAACGCCCCGTCGAGGTTCTGCATGTTGAGCGTCTGGACGTCCTCGTCGGTGTTGATGCCGAGCACGTTGCCGGTCGCCGCGCCCTTGAGCTGGGTCAGCTTGAGGCCGAGGAGCGAGCGCATCGCGGCGGTGACGATCGACCCGACGGCCTTCAGCTTCATGATGAGCAGGCCGGCCTTGGTCACCACCATGTCGTCCGTAATCATCGTGCGGATGAACGACTTGAGCGGGAAAAGCGCGCGCTGGTAGACCGAACGACCGACGAACCCGAACGCCGAGGTCGTGAACGCGATGTAGATCGGCTGCTCGTTCATGTACACGACGCAGCGCGACCGGTGGAACTGCTGCCCCTGCACCGTGATCCCCCCGGGGGCTTTCATGAAGTCGGCCGAGGTCGGGTTCTGGTTCAGCACGAGGCTGCCCGAGGTGTTGAGCGGGTCGAACACGTTGAACGACAGCGCGAGGTTCGGCAGCTCCTTGTAGTCGATCTGCCGGTCGGACGGGACGCCCTGCGCGATCATCGCGACCGACGCGATGCCGTAAGTGCGCGCGAGCGTCGCGACCTGGAAGATGATCTTGTCGGCGGCGAGCGCCTCCCACTCGTCGAAGAACGCTTCCTTCACCCGGTCGGGCCCGCGCTGCACGGTGACCTCGCGCGGCTGGCTCTGCGCCATGCGGATCGGCCACTCGGTCATTTTCAGCCCGAGCGGGTGGTAAAGGTAAATGTCCTTGCAGAGCTGGTAGGAGGGGTCGAACCCGGGCTGGATGTCGTCCGCCATCAGGATCGACATCAAGGCGGGGCCGACGGGCGAGCCGCCGACGTCGATGGTGGCCGTTGGCAAGGTTCGTCTCCCCTCCCCCTCGGGGCGGCGCTACCCCGGTGGGCGCGCCGCCGGTTGCTGGTGCTGCCCGTGTCCGGCGATCGCCACGCTGGCGGGCACGGACGCGATTCCGTCGTGGAACTGTTTCTTGATCTCGGCGCGGAACCGCAACATCATCGGCAAGTCGCTCGCCTGGAAACCCGCGCTCAGCGTCCGCCCCAGGAGGAACGCGAGCCTGTGGGCGACGCGTTCGAGCGGGAAGAACGACATCAGCGACGCGCTCACTCCGTTCATCAGCACGCTCGTCACGGGCCCGAGGAACTCGTCGAGTTTCGCCTCCAGGGTCGCCGCCTGGCCGTTGCCCTGCTGCGGCGCCTTCAGCGTCGCCACCTCTTCCGCGCTCATGTCCGGCGCCATCGCGCGCCCTCCTCTCGTTGCCTACCTACCTGCCTTGATTTCGCGAATCGCCCTTTTCAACTCTTGGCGACGTACGCGCTCACGCTGATGCTCGACCCCGTGAAGTTGGCTGCGTCGTCGGGGGCCGACCACGTGAGCGAGCCCGAGACGGACACGCCGACGTACTCGCCCTCGCCGGGATCGCGCAGGATGCCCACGAAGGCCTGCGCGGCGTCGTTGACCGCTTGTTTGTCGGCGGCGTGCACCGGCTGGCTGGCGACGACCTTGTCGAACTCGGCGGCGACCTGGGCGCCGACCTCACTTTTCGACGAAGCGCGGACCGAAAACGAGTAGCTCATGGCTAGAACCCTCCTGAATCACCGAGACCGATAGCAATGCCATAGGTGAACGTGTCGAGCAAATCGTCCTCCCTGTCCCTGTCCGTGTCGCCGACCCGAAAGTCGAGGACCTGGCGGAGCTGGTGGTTGCGCGCGTTGCCCTTGTACGTCGTCACCTTGTCGTAGGCGTAGCCCGAGAACTTGACCTCGCCCCGGTAGACGTAACCGCTCACGCTGATCGCGCGCTCGCTCTTGCCGAGGTCGGTCAGCTTGGAGTCGATCACCTGGGCGGGCATCTCCTTGCGCGCCGCCTGCTGCAGCAGGATCGTCCCGCTGTTCTTGTCCTCGATCCAGGCGCCCACCGAGCCCATGCGGGCGCGGCACTCGCGCGCGAGCTCCTCGAGCCGGATGAACACCGAGGGCAGCCACTCGATCAGCACGTCGCCCTGTATCTGCTGCACGTCCCAGTCGAGCACGACGAGCTTGTAGCCGAGCGGGTGGGCGGTGCCGAGCAGCGCCCAGTACGTGACGGCGGTCCCGTCGTTCTTCTTTCCGGTCTTTGTCGCGGTGTCGACCGTGGCGAACACGCAGTCGCAGATGACCGGGAAGGCGACCGCCGCGCCGTGGTAGAGCAGCTTGTCCCTCTCGAAGAACGCGATGCCCGACCAGTCGACGAAGTTCGCCTCGTACTCCTGCGACCACACGAGCGGGTGCTCGTTCGCCTTGAGCTCCTCGAGTTCCTCGGGGGGAAGCAGCGGGTTGGACGACGACGGGGCGTGGTAGCTCGCGAACCCGTGCTGCGGCTGGTTGCAGATGCGCCAGAAGAAATTCTCGGGATCTTCCCCGTTGGTGTTGGACAGGACCATGCAGGCCCCGCGGAGGTCGACGAGCGTCGGCCGCATGGCCTTGCGCCACGTCGTGTCGAACATCGTCTTGTTGTTCGTGAACGCCGCCTCGTCGACCACCATGCGCCTGTACTTGCGGCCGCGGCCGGCCGTCTCGTCCTCGAGCGTCCAGAAGTCCATGCCGCCCCCGGTGTCGGTCCTGATCTCGCCCGCCGTCTTGCTCGACCGGCTGAGCACGGGGCCGAGGATCTCCTTGGCGACCTCGTAGACCTCGCTCATACGCTTGTAGTCGGGAGCGAACCACCCGACCGGCTCGCCCTTCACGGCGCCGTCGCACGCCCACGTGGTGCCGAAGGTCGTCTTGCCCCACCGCCGGCCGCAGCGTACGGCGTAGAAGCGGGTGCGCGCGCGCCAGCACTCGACCTGGCCGGTGTGCAGGGTCGGCAGCGTGACGACGTCGATGACCTCGCTCATTCGGCCGCCACCGGGGGACGCCCCCGCCTCAGGAGGCCGAGCCGCGCCTCGCGCCGGACGAGGAACCCGACGGCGAACTCAAGCGCGAGTCCGGGCGCCTCTTCGGCGGTGAACGCCCTGAGGGCGACGGACTTGATGACCTGAGCCTCGTTGCGCTGGCTGTTCCTGCTGTACTGGTGGTCGCTGATCCTGATCTCCCAGGGCCCGAGCCCGGGGTAGGTCAGATAGACCGAGCCCGTGGCGCTGCGGTAGCGCCGCGCGAAACCCAGGCGCTGGAGCTGGTGGACCATGGCCCCGATCAGCTCGCGCGCGGGCAGCGGCCTGCCCCCGCTCACAACGGTTCCTCCTCGTGCCCGCCGCCGTTCGCCGGGACGGGGACAGCGTCGCCGTCGTTGTCGCTTCGATGTCGCTCGATTTGTCGCTCGACCGTCGCCGCCCCTGGGGGGAGCGCCTCGACGTCGATGGTCAGGGGTTCGGCCGGCGGCGGGGACGACCCCTCGCCAGGCCCCTCGTCGGGCAGCCCGCCCTTGATGATCACCACCCGCTTGTCCTCACCGCGGCCCGCCTCGTTCGCGCTCGCGTGCGCCCACTGCTGGCGCAGGTCCTTCTGGCCGAGGTGCTGCATCCCGAGGAAGATCGCCATGACGGCGTTCTTCTGCGCGAGCCGCAGCTGCGTGCGCCGCAGCGACGACTTCCCCAGCTCCCAGCCGCGCTTGTAAGCCTCCTCGGCCTCGGGGTGTCTTTTCTTGAAATTGATAAAGGTCGGCTCGGTCACGTTGAGCCAGGCCGCGCACTCGACCGTCGTGGCCCAGATCATCCCGAGGTGCTCGATGGTCTGTAGCGTCGCGTCGTCGAGGACGAGCGCGGCGGGCCTGCCCCCGGGGTTGCGGGGCGCCGGCAGGAAGCGCTGCTCGCCCGCGGCGACCGCCTCCGAAGCCGGTTTCTGCGGCTTGCCCGCCATCCCTTCCCCCGCTGCTTTATTCGTCCCTCGCTAAAAAAACTTTCAGGGATCAAGGTCGGCCGGCGCGAACAGGAGGCGGCCGTCCTCGTCCCGGCGCACCGTCATCTTCGGGGCGGCGTCGCCCCCGGGGCGCGCTGCGTCGTCGACGGCGAAGGAGGAGTCGTGGTCGCCCGGGACGGGTGGGCAGATCGCGGGGGCGAACCTCGTCGCGTCGCCGCCCCGGTGGCGGTTGACGAACCCGACCGCCTCTCGCTCCATGGCCATGCGCTCGCGGAACTCGCGCGCGTGGGTCCTCGCGTCGTACGGGTCGCGCGTGCCCATGAGGGGGGAACCGTTCCACCAGTCCTCGTGCGTCACGACCGCCTCGCCGCGCGCGATCGCGTCGGCGTCGGAGCGGCGCGCGACCACCACCCAGTACGTGGCCTCGGGGAGGAACTGTCCGAAGAACGTGGCGAGCCGCGCCGTCGTCTTGTCCGCGTCGCCGATCAGCCTGAAATTGTCGCAGCGCATCGTCGTCGTTCCTCCCTGCCTTTCGGTTGCCGGGAATCGCCCGGCTGCCGAGGGTGCCACCGCCTACCGCGAAAAGCAAAAGGGCCCGCCGGTGGTCAACCGGTCGGGCCCTTCCTACGCGACCGCTACAATCCGTTGCGGCGGGTGATGGGCGGGTCGCGCTGCGGGCACCCTCTTGCCACCCCATCAGCCGGCCCGTCAAGGCCTGCCGGTTCGTCGTCCACGATCTCGCAGCCGATCGTAAACGAGAGGAGGCCGATGATCGGTATCCAGACCTCGAACGACCGCAGGGACCGCCCCGTGAGCGGGGCGCGGCGAGCCATGTCCTCGCGGACCCTCCTGGGGATGACGAGAGGGGCGAACCACCACGGTATGCTATGCGGCTTTCGTATCAGCTTCATCGGCTGTTCCTTCCTGCCTGTGCTTGAGCCGGGCGGTCCATCCGAACCCGTGCCTCGTGGTGATGACGATCCCGAGGGCGGCGCCGACGGTTCTCGCCTCGACGAGGGCCACGGCGATCGCCGCCGCGGGGTTGTCGATCCCGCCCTCGGGATCGTCCCCCCAGTTGACCTCGACGAGCTCCGCGAGGGACACGACGTGGCCGGCAGCCGCCAGGAGGGCGCAGACGACGCGGACCACGAGGACCGACCTTACCCTCACGTTCACGTTGCCCCGCCCGAGCGCGTAATTGGGCAGGCCGTTGCAGCGCGCCGCCTGCAGGTCGACCACGAGGGCGTCGGGATGGCGAGCGCACCGTTCGAGCATCCCCTGCGGCGTCGAGCCGAACCGACCGACGATCAGGGACAATCCGCTCACGCCGCCGTTCTCAACGCCGTCCCCGGCGGGAGCTTGTTCCTCAGTTCCGGCAGCGTCGGCGCTTCCAGCTCCGTTCCCTCGACGAACCACGTCGAGGTCTGCGGGTCGAAGGACGGGGACACGGTCGCCGGCAGGACGATCGGCGCCGCGCTCGTCTCGGGCTTCGCCTCCCCCGGGGGCGGCGGCTCCGCGGGCGGCGCGACGGCCGCGCGGGTGGCGGGGTCTTTCCCGTTCGCGTGAGGCCGCCGCCGCCGAGGGCGCGGCTTGGGGCGGTCCCCCGTCAGCATGAACCATTCGCCGTTGCGCCGGACGAACCTGGCGCGCTTGAAGCTCTCGACCATTTTTCCCTGCCTCCCTCTCGCGGGTATCGCGCGACCGGCATCATGGTCCGAGAATCGCGGCGCGTTCAACATCGGTGGGGTTTCACGTGAAACGTTCGAAGCGGCGAACCCGTCAGGTCGCGACCTCGCGCAGCCAGCCCGCGAAGTCGCCGAAACGGAAGATCTCGACGAACCCCGGCAGCTCGTGCTCGCTCATCGGCCGCTGGACGCCGGCCA